TCTTCTTGCGTTTCTTCTTGCCCTTAAAATTTTTAAAGTTTTGTATCTCATCTTCTATTACCTCAATCTTGGTTTTAATTAAGACCATGTCTTGCGACAATGAAAATGATCTTTGAAGTGACCATCCTCCGAGCGCTAATAGTATAGCGAGTAAAGCTGTGATTAATTTATCGTTCACTGACACCATTCACAGTCATTAGTATCATCAATAATAATTTCACCGGTTGTTTTAGGTTTATATTCATATGTTTGTTGTTCGGCTTTTTCTTTTTCGTCTGCCTGACAACATGTACCTGATTTTTCTTTTTCTTTGGTATGCGTACTGCAAATTTTTTTTTCGTCTATGCTCATGCTTTTTCCTCATGTTCACAATTATTACAAGGGCACGTTCCACTAAATTGACTTGGTTTTCCACCCCAATTAGAATGTGCTTCTAAATCACAATGGCAAACGCATTTACAATTTTTACATTTAATCTCAGGTCCGTCACTCATCTTTTGTTTCCTCTATGTTGTAGAAGTAGTTGTCACTATCTTCTGTTTTCCATTTACTGGTATCTTCAACGTTCCATTCGGAAGTTTGTACTTTCCAATCTATAGGAACTTCATCTTTTACAGTGAAAGATGGAATACTCCAGATTAATCTATTGTTAGGCTGTGCCGCATAGTTGCCGTCATCCAAGGCTAATATGTGAGCGCACTTATGCTCTTGCGGAATTTCTGAATGATCCGTGTCGACTATATTACTCTCTGGATGAGCCCAGTCAACTGTGAAAAGATAGGATCCAGTATGCCAGACCTTATCTTTATCAATATATTTTCCGGATTGACCGTCTAAAATATCGTAATTAGTGATAGCAGGATAATAACTGAAACAATTCCAAAGCTCCAGCTGGTCCAGCCGAGTCCGAGGAACTTCTTTGATATTAAACCCTCTTTGTATGAAGGCAGATATTGGTAGACGATAGAAGATAGCACCATTTTCCATAACTGCATGAAAGAGTATAGGACGCCCTGTAATTGATGCCACGCCAAAAACCACGCAGTCTTCCACTTCTCCATGGTGTTTTTTGAGATCATATAAATATTCTCTCCGAATCTGTGCATAGATTACAGGTATGTTTGCATTTAGGTATGCCATCTAACATAAAATCCTTATGCTGCTATAATTATAACAACAATTACCACTGCAACAGCAGCAGCTATCTTTGGATGAGCTTTAACTTTTGCCCATGCATTATTAATGTGTTCCATAGTTCCTCCCTATTTAATGTGTCCCCAGTTAGACCCTGATTCAAAATCAACTTTATTTGGTATTTCAAGTTTAACTGCAGATTCCATTATTTCCACAATTTGTTTAACTTGTTTATCATCTTTTACCGAAATATCCAACTCATCATGTACTTGAATATGAGCTAAAATACCTGCTTTAGAGAGTTCAATCATAGCTTTTTTAGTCATGTCGGCGGCTGATCCTTGGATTAATTTATTTAATGCTTTGTAAGTATAAGCTCTTTTGATCCCTGGTCCGTGCTCTCTGAGCGCTGCATCATGAGGCAAAGCTTTATGAATCCCGAACTGATTGGGTTCCCATAAATGGAATCGACAACGTCTTCCTAGAAGCGTGCGAATATGTCCAGCATCTTGAGCCCGTCTCGAAACGTTATCCATTAACTGTTTAATAAATGGAACTTGATTATGATAGGCTCTAAATAAATCTTTCGCCTGGATATCACTCACTCCTAACTCCGCTTGAAGTTTAGCTTTACCCATTCCATAAAATAATCCTAGATTAATCATTTTGGCTTCTGATCTTTTAATCATGGCCATCTTTCCAACAATGTCATGAAAATCAGCGGTGCCTTCTTCATACGCTTCAACAACGGATTGAATACCATAAAGATTTTGTAGTGCAGCATAATGCACAACGAGTCGTGGCTCTTGCTGATTATAGTCAAAACAACCCCATCGGTGTCCTTCTTCAGGAATAAATAAAGATCTGATCCGTGGTCCGAGTTCCTTATTACGTGCAGGAATTTGCTGGAGGTTTGGATTCGAATAACTGAATCGTCCCGTAATCGTACCCCCATTATCTCCACGAAGCTGATTGATTTCAGCATGGATTCTACCCTTATGAGTATGTTTTAAAATGGTATCAATGAATGTGGTGTGGGCTTTATTAATCTCTCTCGCTTGAGCAATCTTTTTAACAATCGGATCAGGATGATGCATTAAAAAGTTTTTCGTGAAGCTTGGAGCTTCAGTCTTGATGGTACGATCATAAGGTAATTTTAATTTTTCAAATACTTTTTGAATGGATCGTGCAGCCCAGATCTGTACATCGATTCCTGTTTCGTTCTTTACCTCTGTTAATAACTTTTGTTCATGTTCCACTAACGTTTTCTTTTCGATCGCTGCTTGTTCTTGATTTACACGTACACCGAGAAACCGCATTCCAACGAGAACTGGAAACAATTCTGTTTCTAAATTGAAGATGGCTTTCAGGTCCTGTAAATTAATTTCCTTTTTAAGTTCTTGCCACAACTCCAGTGTGAGTTGGGCGTCACGCTCTGCGTAAGCGCCAACGTACATTGCTGGTAGTTTATACATCTCCGCTTTCGGATCAACTCCCCAAGATTTTGCTGCGTCATATAAAGCCGCTTCATCTTTTCCTTTTCCTACATAACGTTTAGAACAGTTATTTAAATCATACCGCATTTGGTTTTCATCAACCACAGCAGCAGCAATCATTGTATCAATAACTCGTCCTCGGATACTTAGACCTAACGATCTAATCCAACAGACATCGTACATAGCGTTGTGAAAAATTTTATCAGCAGGTGAATGCAAAACATCTTGAAACCATTTTAAAACTTTTTTACGATCCATGTTTCCACCGCCTTCATGAGCGATGGGATAGTAAGCACACCAGTCTTTGGTTGCTAATGAAATCCCAGTTACATCACCATTTTTAATAACAGAGCCAGAGCCCATTCGGGTATTCAGGTTTGGATCTTTTGTTTCTAAGTCAATTGCAATTTCATCATGATGATATAAATCAGGAAATTCTGTGGGAGGTACCCATTCGGTTTGAGGTTTGAATAAAGGTATTTGCATTAGTTATGTGGACACCTTTCATTTTTCCACTTTCTATATCCTTTAATCCATTCTTCAGGATCTCTATCTTTCCATCTTTTATTCCAGGCCCAATTACTTAATTGACCTGCATAAGTTTCTATGATTCCATAGAACCAATCTAATAATTTTTTCATCTTTTTAATATCCCCCAGTAGTTCTTTTTGTTCATTGGATTTACTTCTTTATCTTCGTAGTCTCTTTCAATAATCATATCTATCATATGTTTAGCTTTTTCTAGGTCTTGCTTTCCTCCTTTATCCTGATGTCGAATGACATATTTAATAACACATCCTTCCGGATATAGCAACTTATTCTCTGTTACAAATTTACTTGGTTGGATTTTATATTTAGAATAATGATTTCCACCAACCTGTCTTTTCCAAACACTCATACGGGATAACTTTTATAAAAATCTTTTGGTTCTATAATATGTAAGTTTTCTTTTGCTCTTGTTGCACCAACATAGAATAGCCGATTTTCATCATCAGGATTCCTTTCATATCCTTTTTGTGTATTTAAACTTAAGTCGGTTAAGAGTGCCACATTTTGTGATTCTCCCCCCTTGACACCATGAATCGTAGATAATAAAATACGTGGTTTTTTATTTAATTCTTCCCCATTACTTCTCATTTTTCTAATATATTCTATTTTTCGAAAAGATGCGTCATCCAGGGCTTCATACCATACTGCTTTGGTCATTAATCCATACCTACTACACAAAGTATTTAAATCATAATATGCGTCTTTAACCATTCCTTGAATATTTTCTTTGCTTACATTACGTGGACTCATATAACTAAAAATTGTTTTACATTTATCATAGTGAAGTTTTTCTCCGTTACGTAATTTTTCCCAATCATAAATTGCATTATATAAATCTTCTTCATATGATTTTTTAAATTTATTTTTATAATACAATCCTTTTTGATAGAGAGTATCTTCTAAATCACTTAACATAAATTTAGTACGAGCAAGAACTAACCATTCCCCTTTACTCATATCCACATCATCAAAGTTAGGATGTCTGTGTAAACTTCCCATTACAGTACGAGGATTCCATTTTTTATGTAATCGATTAGAGACTCGTCCGATAATATTCATAGCTAAATCATGAACTTTTCTAGGAATACGAAAAGATTGAGTTAGATTTAAGAACTTTCCTTTTTGTGTAATGAAACTATCCACATCTGCACCGGCCCATCGAAAGATAGCTTGGTCGTCATCTCCTGCAATATATGAATCACCTGACTTATTCCAGATCGTTTTCGCCATATCCCATTGCATTAAAGATAAATCTTGAGCTTCATCAATAAAGACAACATCAAATTTTGGAGATGCATCTGATTTAATAAACTGAAGAATCATGTCATTAAAATCTATTAAATTATATTCTTTTTTATAACGTTCTAATTCATTCGCTATAATTTTTAATTTATCAAATTCTACATCTTGACTATGTTCTTTTAAATCATACTGTCTTTCAAAAGATATGTTTCTAAGTTTTGCTAGCTGAATGATTCTTAAATAATCACTTTTAGTGGTGAAGACTCCACCTTCATCTTCATCATATTCCATATAATCTACTGGAAAATTAATTCGTTTACCAAAGTCTTCATAATGATGACGTTGCATCACTGAATCTTTTTTAATTCCGAGTCTTCTAAAAGCTAAAGAGTGTAGTGTTCTAAAGTAAGGAAGATCATCTTCACTTAAATTAAATTTTTCCATCGCTCTATCTCTTGCTTCGTAAGCAGCTTTTTGTGTAAAAGCAAAATATCCAATCTTATTAGGATCAGTTTGTTTTAAATGGTCATCAACTTTATTTAATAATGTTGTAGTCTTGCCTGTTCCTGGTGGTCCCAACACAATTGTTTTCATTATATTATTTTTACCTTTGCGTTAGTTTCAATCCATACTCTTGCTCCACAAGATAAAGGTTTTTCTGGTCGGTAGATAACAGTGCTTGGTCCTAAAATCTCTACATTATGGGCGTAACGGTTTGAATGACTGGTTTTTACGGTGATAACAGGATTATTTGTTCCATGCTTTTTATTAAAGCGAATCTTATGCATATTAACATGTATTCTGGTTTTCACTAGAATGGATCCTTTGGTTTTAATTCTTTAGGTGTATAGTTATCTTCTGCTCGTTCAAATGATTCAACTGAAATAACAGTTGGTCGTTTTTTTCCTATCGTCATTCTTTCATCAACATAATTAAAATGTTCTTTTAACATTTGTTGAGTTTCTTGAGATTTTTCAGCCCATTTTCTTTTTTGTAAAAAGCCATGATAAAACTTACTAAAAATAAAATAATGTCTTCCTTTTTCAGTATAAACATTTCCTCTCATAATATCTTCTTTAGTTGTACTGGTTGAACTTCTATTTGTACAGAACTCTTCTAGGTGTTCTTTTAACTGATTTAGTTTAGAAGATCCAGCTGGAGCTGGTACCGGTTCTATCCCTGCCAGGAGTAGATCTACATAACTTCCAAATTCTTTTGGAGAAATTCGTGGGGGTCTTTTATTAATTTGTTTTGCAACGGCTCTTTGAAATAATCGTTGTTCTAATAAACTTTCTACATTATCTAATTTAACTCGTTGCCCATCTACATTTACATAATAATAAGGTTCTTCTAATTCTATTTTTTGGAGATCACTTAATACTGGAAAAAGAGCCATTCCTCCAATACCATATTTTCTTTTTCTGCATAACTCTTTGTCACAAAAACTACACATCGGTTCATCTTTACATTTATATCCCCAATCTTTTTTTTCATGTTGTTCTCTAATTCTTTCTACTGAAGCATCATCTAATGGTGGATTCATAACTTTCTCATTAAATAAAATAATTTTATTTTTCCATTCAGAAGGCCATTTCTTTTTTGCATAAACTGTATAATGGAATAAAGCATTATCTCTACCCCCTTCACCAATACCATTACTAGCTAATGTTTCCATGCATGGTGGTCCATCTTTAAATTCAGAATCAGGTCTATCTATTGTTAATTTTTCAAGTTGATCGGGTGTGAGTTTATTTCTTTCATAGAGTCCAAAAAAACCATCTAGACTAGCAGCTTCCCCGTTTTCTAGAAAGGCATATCTTGTTGTATTATTGAAATTAAAGTATGGTAAGTTTAAAAAATTTCCTGTATCATCTTTGGATTTTAATTCAATTTGTTTTGGAAAAACTTCTGAACTTCCATAACCTAAC